ACTCCCACCTGCATAACATTCCCTGCCGCAGTTCCGACATCCTTTGTCGCACTACTTCCCAAACCGAGGTTTGTGCGAACGTCTGCAGCGTTCGTTGCCCCGGTCCCGCCCTGGTCAATCGGGAGAGCACCGTTGGGCCCTTTCTGCGCCAGCTTACCGATGCCGGGGATAGTCACGGGGGTGCCGTTAATAGTTACCGTTATGCTCTGGTTTGCTGAGGTAGTAGCGAACGTCTCCCATGCGCCAATATTCTCGTCATACTCTTTAATGAGCTGAGACATGGCCTGCGCCAGCCCATCGACCGAGATATTGTCTGATACCAGAATGCCGTACTTCTGGCCGCTCAGCGCCGGTGATGCAGCAGGCGTTACCGTCATTGACGTGGCGCTGTTCACGGATGAAATCTGGAACATCTGAACCGGGTTAGATATGACAATAATCGTCTGGCCAGCGCGGACCTGGCTGGCGGGTGCTGTCCAGTTAGTTCCGGAGCCGGTTGCGGTATTTCCATTAACAGCGATTGTGCCAGTGTTATAAAGCATGAACTACCTCACGATAATAACGATCGTTTGGAACGATCAATATTGTAAAATTGATCGCTCATATCAATCTGACTATTTTTTAAACTTAAATAAAATGGATATTCCCGCTCTTACAGGAATGTAGAAATGAAACGATTATTTGCTGCAGCACTTTTGCTGCTGGCTGGCTGTGCCGATAAACACACAGATTACGCATTTAAAATGGATTATCCGGTGGATGCAGCGCGTCTTTCCCTTGGTGGCGATATTCACGTGAATATCGACTGCGCCACGAGGGAAATGAAGATTATTTCAGACAGCAGCAATGGAATATTCAGCCGCCATGTTAATAAACGTCTGAGTAATATTTGCTATAAAAAAACCGATAAACTCGATGTCGTTTATCGCTTCAACGCTGCGAAGGGAGTCAGGCAAGATATGATTGCCACGCAGTATCCACGTGTCCCGCCTGTTTCAAATACCGACAAACTGAGCGACAGGGATTCTTAATCCGCGCCCCTGCATCGTCTGGCTCCAGCTGCGCTGATTTTTAGAAATATACCTCCCCTGCAGCTGTGAGCCCGTCCACTTCAGCACTATCCCTGAATAACCGACCACCTCCCCGTCATCGCTGAGATTTCCGGGGCAGTTGTTTACCAGAATCCACGGGTTAAAACTGAGGCTCACAGATAGTGTGTTGTTCTGCAGATCATAGTTCGCCGGCACGTCAAAGAACCCGACAACGCGGGGCATTTTTGAGGCTGAAGCCGCGCTCCAGATGAGATTTCCGGCACTGTCGAAGACATCCAGATACCCGCTTTGAATTCCAATGTTACGCGCAGTGCGGATCATGCTCCCCGCGTTATCTTCAAGCAGGTCCGCACCAGGCATCCCGTATCTGTTTGCGCCAAGCTGCAGCCACCTTAATCTCCCGTCATTCCAGAATGCCTGCGGAGTGAATCCCAGGGTGCTGCCATTCCCAAATGGACTGTCTACCTGGTAAAAACCCTTGTTGTTCACTGCGCCGAGCGTACGCTGGTCATAAAAAAGGGTGGACCTGTTTTGCGAGTCCACCAGTAATTTTCCATCGCTGTTGTAAACTTCGAATCCGCTCATTGAAAGTTATACACCTCCACATTGAGTGTGATCGCAGGACTGCCGGTTGAGGGCAAATAATAAGCTGTAAAACCGCCATTATAGGCGCGGCAGTGGTATTCGTTGACAGTGACGCCTGTCGACACAATTGATATGAATGAGCCATCCTGGGTTGTCCCGGCGAAGGAAACGTTTTTCGACGTTTCCCCCGCAGCGAATGTTACCGAGGTGCTTCCGATATACCGGATGGCATAATCACTCAAATCAACCGCTATCCGCCCTGCACTGTCCCAGCATTGCAACCCCTGTGGCATTACCATAACCCCATTCTGACACGCAGCACATTATTGCTGTCATAGATACGAATGAGAGTGCTGGTTATCAGCATCCTCCCGCCCCCGGCCACGCCGTTAATTTCGAACGTCCCTCCCTTATCAAGCTTCCAGCCTGCAGAACCAGCCACATAGTTATTCGACTGGATATAGTTGCCGATTTTGGCGTTCTCAATGGTGCCGTCCTGGATGAAGCTGGCCCGGATGAATGTCTGCCCGTTCTGGATCACGAACGGCAAAGCCACGCTATTTCCGGCTGCCGTGGTGACGGCGAAGCGGTCAGCCAGGAAGATAACCTGCGACTGCATGCCGGATGGCGTATTCTCCACGCCGATACCCATCCCCGCGGCGTAATACTGCCCGTTGCTGGAGACACCAACCTTTATGTTGTACATCGCGCTGAGGTCGCCATTAACGTTGGCTATCGCCTGAGCGTTAGTGGTGATGGCGGAGGTATGCCCGTTCACGGTCGCCGTAATGCCGTTTATCTGCGTGGCCGTAGTCTGCTGATAGTCGGAGAACGTCTGATTCAGGCTGTTGATGGATGCCTTGTTGCCGTTAACGTCCGTCTGCAGGCTCAGCAGCGAGCGCGCCGTTGCCTCCCTGTCGTTGACAATCACTTCATCAATGCGGTCCAGATTCGCGCTGTTGCCGGCGACCGATGCAGAAAGGGTTTTACGCGTGGCCACCTGAGCGAGGTTGGCCTGGATTATCGCAATTGCAGAGTTCTTCACCCCGCCCGTCATGCCGTCCATAGACACGCTGATGCTGTCGATTCGCTGACCCAGCGCGGTATCAGCCGTCGCCACGGTCTGCTCAAGCTCTGAAAGAGAGGACGACACATCACCGACTGTGCTCGAAAGCTCATTAACGCTGGTCTGAACCTGCCCGATTTCCTGCGCGTTTTTGGCGATTTCCTGCGCCTGCAGCTCAAGTTCATCGTTGGCCTGTTTGATGTCGTCAGCCATACCAGCAATTTTTTCGTTGGTATCAACGGCATTCTCGATCAGGTCCTTGAAGGTATCCGAGTCTTTAATTTCCTCCAGGATCACATCGGTGATGTCGGACACGTCGATGCTGGCCTGACCGCGCACCCATTCTGTGTAACCTGATTCGTTGCCGCTGCGGTCCACCAGTTGCGCTCGATACCAGAAAATCTGCCCAGCCTTAAGGCCCATCTGCTGATATTTGCGCTGTGGGTAAGGTACATCGGCCAGCAGCATCGCATCGTCTTCGGTACCGGTCAGGCTGTACTGAATTTCCGTCTTCAGCGTGTCGTCGGTATTCGCCGGGAATCCCCAGTTCAGCTCGATACCGAACACCACATTTTCAGAAGCGATGAAGCCAACCGGCTTCGGTGGATTGCCCACTTTACCGGTCAGCGTTTTCTCTTCTGAATAGCCCCATCCGGACGAGATTTCTGCGGCATTGATTGCGCGTACGCGCACCAGGTAGCGCCCGGCATAAATCCCGGGGACGTCGAATGACGTGGTGGAGTTGCGCGGCACGTTAACCCAGTTCCCGTCGTTTCGGCGCCATTGCGCTTCATAGGCGATAGCGTTCAGCGCCTGGTCCCAGCTCACGCGCATCGTTTCGACGCTGATATTTTGCTGCACCACAGAAAACGAGCTGATCACTATGTTCGCAGGCGGCGACTGGTTGCCCGGCGGGATCACGCTCACCGGCCGCTGGTCAATGATGGCTCCGGTATCAATGCGATCGAATTTATCCGGATCGTGATTTGCACCGACGATTGTGAACGTGCCGTCATTATTATCAGTTACCGTAATAACGCGATACTGCTGTGCGTAGAGCTCATCAGACTCAATGACCCATACGGCCTCAGCTACAGGCGTTTCGCTGTAAGCGGTCGTAACGGTCACTTTATTGCCCGTAATCGACTGAATGGTGCGTGACTGAGAAACACCCGATGGAAGATTGACAATCATCCTGTCGGCTGCCGAAGCATCCGGCGCCCTGTCCAGCGTCAGCACGCGACCATTCACCGCAGAGATACGGCCACCCAGGTCGCGCCCGGAGAGATTTCGGTCCGCTACAGCGATTACATATCCAGGCTGCGGAATGTTGCCATCTTCCCCTACATTGAAAGTAACAACGCGATCTTTATTGTTGGTGAGGATCCCCCATCGCCCTTTCCGATTCGCTTCTGACTGACGGGTACAGCCGATCGCAGTTATCTCAAGTTGATTAAACCCATAACGCGCAACCAACGCCTGCTCAAAAACAGGCTCCATCGCATCAGAATAAGCGTTATCAGGATCAGACCAAGACACCAGCGCATTGGTGTAACGGTTCTTTGTGGTGCTGCTGGAATAGGTAAAGCGCCCATCAATAACGTTCGCATGCGTGTATGTAAAATCAACATCTCTCGGCATGTCCGCCAGCGCCACAATCTGGTCGTCGCCCCAGTAGGTCATCCCACGGAATATGGCAGCAAAATCACGCAGGACCGTATAAGCGTCGTTGCGTTCCTGAATGTAGACGTTGCAGGTATAACGTGGTTCGGTACCACTTCCGCCTTTGCCATCCGGTACCATTTGATCGCAATACTGCGCAACCTGGTAGAGCGTCCATTTATCTATGTTGGCCGTTGTAAGACGATCCCCAAGTCCGAAACGGTCGCTAACCACCAGGTCGTAGAAAATCCATGCAGGGTTATCGGTCCAGGCCCATTTAAATGTCCCAGCCCACGTACCGCTATAAGTGCGGGTTTCGGGGTCGTAAGTATCCGGTACGCGGATAACGCGGCCGCGGGGCTCGCAGGCGATCTGCGGGATAGAGCCGTTAAACTGGCTGGAATCGAATTCGATATAAAGCAGCGCTGTGTTTGGATAGCGTAATTTGGCGTCAATTACCTCGGTGAAGCTCTGCAGCATCATCGTGTCGCCGATTTTCGCGCTGTTGGCATCAGACGTAATCTTACGGAGTCGGATTGTCCAGGTGCTGCCAGCCTGAGGTAAATCAATACGGTGGCTGCGCTCGTAACCTGACGTCGTTTTGCCGGTCACGCTGGTATTGAGTACTGTCTGCCATGTGCCGCCGTCCGTCTGCAGGTCAATCGCATAATTAACCAAGTAACCGACCAGATCGCCGTCGTCCTCCTGCTTGAAAAGCGAAGGCCATTTCAGGCGCAGGCGAACAGCTGAAAGCTGCGTATTGGTAAACGTGCGCGTCCACGCTGTAGCGCTCGATACCTCAGTTCCCACATTGATTTCGTTTTCGGTACCGGGTATGCCCTGAATATATTTTTGCGCCTGAGTTCCCGCGCGAAATTCCCACGTAACGCCGCTGAAGTTTTGAGAGCCGTCAGCATTCTCCAGAGCCGTTCCGTCAAGGTAGATATCTTTCGCCGTCAGCTGCCCTGCAAATTCCCCCTCTCCTAGTGCAACGAGGATTTTTGCCTTTGCTACAGATTGCAGATCATCAGGCTGTTCGGTAGGGGTTCGGGAACTTGAGCTGCCGCCCTTGCGGCCTTTAATAGCGGTTGCTAAAGCCATATTGCGCCCATAAAAAAAGCCACCCAGAGGTGGCTTTTTGAAATGTGTTTAATCTAGTAGAATTCAACTTTCGTATTCGCTGCCATTAATACTGGCTTCGGCACAGGATTCCCTGCGCTCTGCATTGTTACTTTACATATTTCAGGAACAAGCTTTTCGCTATAATGACAAGTATTCGTTGCTGTATAACCTTCCGAGTAAACTGATGTGTTTATAATTTTATAATCAAGAGGCTTCCTGTCTTTATCAACATAAGATATTTCGTTTTTAGATAGGATCTTTCCAGAGCCATAAAACTCAGAACGTATCAAATTAGAATCATCATCATAGAAATGCTCAGATATCTTTTTACCCAAATAATATGTATCTTTAATTAATCCATTCGAGTAAAGACTATATCGTAACTCGTCACCATTTTCATTTTTACTCAAAATATTACATTTTTCATCGAGCTGTATAGAGAAAGGCTTACCATCTCTCTGACCAACAAGACTTCCATTGCTATTTTTTAGAATGGTTTCATGTCCAGAGGAAACGTTATCAAGATCTAAGCTTTCAACACACCCATTCTTATCCAGTCTGATGGCAATTTTATAAGTGACTTTCCCATTTTCTTCTACATCAGTATCCAAGGATTTGACAGCTCCTTTAACTGGATTGAAATCAAACATAGTAGATAAATTATAGAGGAGAGGTATGTAATGGTTCTCAGCCAAAGCCATGCCTGAAAATAAAGAAGTACAAAGGAAAAGAATAGATGTTTTTTTCATTTTTGAATCTAAGCTCAAGTCACCCCATATTAAGTAAGCCCATTACAGCATGCTTACTGCTGATCTTCAACATAGATACCGGCGGAGATGATCGCGCCACCAATACGGCGCCGACCGTACAAGAGTGGTACCGGATTGCCCTGAGCTGTCGTATTTGTTACCCCACCAAAGGCGTAGCTGGCTTGGTTATCCGCAGATTGCTTACTGGCGAGCCCGGTTGTCTGTGGAGAAAGCATCTGGACTACGCCGCCGATTGCCATTGATGCCCCAATACCCGCCACGGCGCCCCATCCACCAGCGAAAGCGGTACCACCAATCCCGATCGCGGCCCCTCCCGTAACGAACGCAGCAACAGCGACAAGGGCAACCCCGAGGATTGTCTGAAACACCCCGGCTCGCTTACTGCCGATGATCACCGCCGCGATGCGGATTTCCTCTGTGCTCCTGTCCATACTGAGCTCATCGTTTAAGAGGTTTCGTTTCCCGCTGAATACCGCATAAGTTAAACCTCGTTGCTTACTGGTATTCAGGAAACGCTCAAAGCCCGGCACGATAACGCTCAGAGCGCGGATGGCCTCTTTTGGTGAAGCTACTGATAAACGATATTCACGCCCGAATGTGGCACCTAGCACGCCGTACAATCGAATTGTGCGGACCGGCTCAGCATTGAGTAATGCAACCATTTTTCCTCCATAAAAACTGTCACAGGCAGTTATCAGAAACAGTCTTTAAAGCGCAGTATTTTCATTGTGCGCTCACGCCAGTAGCCGCCATACGGCACGCGCTGGCTCAGATGCCCATAAAGGTGATGCAGTAGCATGTTGCCTTCCAGCAGAATTCCCGCATGGTTCCACTTGTCAGCCTGAACCTGCATGATCACCATATCGCCAGGTTTTGGCGGCCCGTCGAATTCACGGAATCCGCACTCATACCAGCAATCCTGATAGAAGTTGTCCGGATAGTCGTTTTCCCACCAGGGATAATCGACCCGGTAATCGTGAAGCTCTATCCCGTACGTTTGCCGGTAATAGCTCATCACCAGCCCCCAGCAGTCAAAGTGACCAAGCACAAACGGACGCTCGAGCAACGGCAGTTCTCCACGCGGCTGGATGGTCCGTAAATCCCCCTCCGGCCAGCTCACGATATGCCAGGGTAAAAGGGTTGCATCGCATTGCGCTTTATCCAGTTCGCTCGGTTGCGTCGAGGCATCAGGGTGACTGTGAGCGATAGCTATGACCTTCCCCCAGTCCTCAGCAGCTGCATAGTCTTCGGGGCAAAGGACAAAATTGTCCTCCGGCGCCGCGGCAAGATTCCGGCACGGGAAATAACGTTCAACACGGCTTTTTTGCGCCACCACGCCGCAACACTCACGAGGATACTCGGCTGCAGCATGGGCCATAATCGCATCGATGGTTTTCTGACGCATATCAGCTCCTGATCAAAGACGTGCCCGGAAAACCACCGAACGGCAGTTCGTTGCCGTCTCCATGCCGGAGCTTACAGGCCGTAAGCGTGCCGTTGCATTCGTCCAGAGAGGGGTCACTCACCGGGTTGTTGTTTTTATCGAAAAAGCGGGTTCCGGCATAGTCGCAGCCGTCGCCGGTGCGATATTTATTCCGGATACACCATGTACACAGAGAATGAAGTTGACGTGTAGGGATCATCTTTCCCTGTAACGACATCGGGCTATCGAGTACAAATTCGATACTTTCGCCCGGAATTTCGCTGCTTTTACTATCGATGTAAAAAACTCGTTTTCTGACCTGTTGCGGATCAGCTGTTGGGTTACCTGCTGGGAAGTTCTTCGCATCGAGATAGTGCGAATAAGTGTCATGGATAGTGACTTTCGCCTGTAGCATATCGTCATAAGCAAGGCACAGCGCTGTAATCTTGCTTTCGATATCTGCAACCGTCAGCGTTGGCTGGGCACTGTTGCCGTCTGTGGAGACTTCAAGCCCTTCAATTTGATACGGCCAGGCGGCATATTCTTCCCCCTGCCACCAGATGCTTTTCGCCTGCAGCTTTGATTCATCACCACCAGCGGCGGCGATTTCTTCTTCCGTGTGCGGGAGGTTGTACGCGTGAAATCGCAGTACATCATCCACGCCGAAAGTAGAGCCATCAACTTCGATAAGCCGGACTTTGTTTCCGGGCTCAAGGCTTTGATAGTCTGCTGTGATCATGGTGCGTACGCCTGTTTGAATGTTGCGGAAATGGTCAGAACGTTGCTGGATAAGGGCTGTGAGTTGATTGATTCGGCCTCAATCCGGTAGAGCCCAGTTTCGCCAACTGGCGATGTCCAGATGAATGATTTGGTGACGTGAGAACGAAAGAACTTCAGGGCCTGAAGCATGTCCGCCTTTTTCCCTGTGAGTGTGACAGGCCATGACTGTTTTTCAGGGTTAATGCCTTCCCCGGCGATCTGCTCATAGCCGTCGCCAAAGGTTGCAGAGCGCGTTTTAAGGCTGAACGACCCTTCCATTCCCGCCTGTATCTGTGTTCGCCAGGTGAATGTTTCGATTGCCAACTTTCCTCCGGGTATAAAAACCCGCCGAAGCGGGCTTAGTTTGGGTTAGCTTGAATGTGAGATTGCCTTCTGCCAGGCGTGATGCTATAGCTGAACGAGCCTAAACAACGGACATTATATAGATTCAGCTATAATCCAAATGCTTGAGGAAGCTAAATATGGAAAGCACTCACCAAATGATCCATTCGGTGACAAACTAAGACATGTGATTGATAAAACTATTGATGGTGTTATTAAATAATACTGATGAGTTAATGAGGCTTCTATGACAATTAGCGCAGAAAAATTACGTGACGGTTGCCAATGGTTATCAAGAGAGCTAACGCGACTTGAGCAACTAAATCGACCTTTAACAATCGATGAGTTCTACTCATGGTCAGAGCAGGAAAATTTTATTGGTACCATTTTTGAAAAATATCGACATCACATTATCGGCCTAGAGATGCTCGACCCAAAAAGTGATTATTGCAAAAAAGACATACTTGGCTTTATTGAGAATGCACTTGCCAGACATACAAATGTCATAACAAGTGGGACTTATGGCGTTGTTGACAATGCTTATTTACTGGCTATCAATGTGCTTTTCGCGATTTCACGCGAAGCAGACCAAATTTGAAATTTAGCCCACTTAGTGGGCTATCGAGACTTTGTCGCATTCCATATCAGACCTCCAGGCTGGAGCTGTTTGGCAATCCCTGCACGTACTGACTGGTCAATGGTCTGTTTATAAGCCCGAGAAATAGCATCATTATTACCGGAAGTCTGCTGCTGAGAGTTCTTGCTTTGAACTACTACAGACGTTTGAACTGAAACGCCACCAGCTGCATTGGATTGCAGCCCATACATTGGAGCAGTGCCAACATAGCCGCCGTTTGCATACCCCTGAGCTCCACGCATAAGCGCATAGAGATTGCCCACACCCAATGCACTGGTCGCTTCCTTCGTAAATACAAACTCACCGCCGTGTACCACACCTTTCGGTTGGTACTTACCCCCATCTCCCGTGTAGCCGCCTCCATCAAAACCGGGGACCAAACCACCACCTGAAAAACCAAAGAACGCGCCGATACCGGTTCCACCAAAGGCTGACTTCATTCCATTAACCAGAGCCAGTTGCGTCAGCATCTGGGCGATGCCCATCATGAAGGTAGTCAAGAAATCTGAGAAGTTAGATTTACCAGTAGTAAAAAAGTCGGTGAGCGTGCTGGCCATCCCGGTGAACGCATTGCTGGTAATCGTCTGCACCTGCGAGTAAACATTGGTCGCGCTGTCCTCAAACTCAGCCCAGCCCTTTTTCGCGCCGGTCAGCCAGTCGCCACGTAACCGGTCCTCTGCCTCATAGTAATCATTCGCCGCTTTAAGCTGCTTATGATATCCCTCGTCGTCAAGCGTGCCGCCGGAGTTGATCCAGCCAGAGGAAAGCTGGCTCTTTGCCAGCTCACGTTGTGCCTGACGGTCGCTCATCCCGGCACCGTTCACTAATGCAGCCTGCTTCTCTGCCATCTGTGTGATGTATTTCTGCGAGGTATCCATGCGCTTGTTCAGCTGTTCCTGTGCGGTAATCTGATCACCTAACAGGGCTTTCTGCCGTGCCAACTGAAGCACCTGGTCTTTACTCGCCAGCAGGGATTTCTCCTGCTTTGTCAGTGAACGTGAACGCGAGGCCTCCTCCAGCACCTGAAATTTCGCTTCAGTCGTCCACAGATCTTTGCGCTGCTGGCTGATAGTGTCGTTCAGCCCTTTATGCTGCTGCAGGGCGCGTAATTGTGCCTGAAGCGCCAGCAGTTCGGCCTGGGCAGCATCCGTGCTGCGATCGCCAGCCGATAATGTGCCCTGCTTTCCGGTTTTGGTCTTTTTGCCAAAAGCAGCGACTCCTTCCCGATCCTTCTGGGTGGTTGCGGTACTTATCTTTCTGGTCGTATCGAGGTATTTACCTGCACTGATATCAGCCGCATCCCAGTCTTTTTTCAGCTGAGAGATGCTGTCGCCATAAGCACCGGCCATTTTTTCGTTGTAGTCCTGCCATCCCTGCAAAGTATCTGTTTTCGCCCAGTCGGGAACGAGGTTAATAGCGGCAGCGATAGAGGAAGAAATGATCTGGTTCAGCTTCTGGAAAACGATCGCAACGCTGTAATAAATTGCGTTGAATTCCTTCAGTGTGTTTGATGCCAGTTCAGCTACCCACTGACCGATGCTCTGCATGGCCTCAGACGCCCAGCCCTTGATATCCAGCCACAGGCGACCAAACGGTGTCAGCGAGTCGTAAGCCTGCTCCCCACGTTTTGCCATCGTATCGCCAAACAGGTCCATAGCCTGCGTAACGGCCGCGGTCTGGTCCTTTTGCTTTATCAGATCGTCAACATGCTTAAGTTGTGAAACGGTCAGGAAATTATATTGTTCGTTGAGACTCTGCAGCGCTTTAACAGGGTCTTTTTCGATGTCCTTATAGGCTTTGGTGATGTCCTGCGCCGAGACTATACCGGTCTGAACCGCCAGCGCCGTAGAGACAGCTGCTTTTTCAAGTTGCTGCTGTGTCAGCGATCCCATGCCAACCAGCTCAGTCATCAGACTCTGAACGGTTCCTACAGTAGCGCCAGTAGAGGCAGCAATAGACTGGGAGGAAGCCATGATCTGGAGCGCTGACGTGCCGGCAATGTTGCCAGTCCTGATAATGGCCTTGTTGATTTCGTCATAGGCGGTGAAGTAGTCCGATCCCGCTTTGGCCGCAACCAGTACAGCACCGGCCAGGCCGCCAATTGCCACTCGGGCAGGGGTCACCATCGACAACATCGCATTCAGCGCATTGCCTACACCGCCAAACGAGTCACGTAGCTGACCGCCCTGCTGAATAGCAACCATATAAACCGGCATACCGGAAGCCAGTGAGGTCACAATGTCGGTAATTTGCATCGGGAGATAACGCATAGCATTGCGGTATTGCCCCGCGCTGATAGCCCCAGACTTCCACGCTTCCTCCTGCTCTTTCAGCTTTGCGATCATTGGTGCAGCACGATCGGATACGCCGAGTTGGGCAGCTTTTAGCTCTAACAGTTCTGCGCGCGTTTTTCCGATTGCTGTGACCTGCTCCTCCAGCGAATCGATAAAGGTTTTACCCGCCGCAGCTGCCCGCTGCGCTGCCTGAGCCTGTTCAATGCGAGCCCGTCCCTCTGCGGTTTCAGACTCCATGACCTGTGCCAGTTTTGCCCGCGTCGTCTCAAGCACGCTGTTGTAACGAGTAAAATCCTCGTCTCCCACCAGCCCTTTACCGCGAAATTTCGCCAGGCTCTCCTGGATAGTGTCCAGTTCATCCAGCGCCTTGTTTACCGGGCTGATCTTATTCAGCAGGTTCTGCAGTTCCTGACGCTGCTGCTTCAGGCTTTCGCTGTTTTTCTTCTGGTTATCGATACCGGTGCGGAACGTGCTGTTCAGGTCATCCGCTTTACCTGCCGCGGCGGACGCGGTCTCCTGAAAGCGATCCAGTGCCTGGTTACCGCGATCCAGCTCACTGGTATTTACGCGCAGGGAAATCGTGGCGATGTCGTTACTCATTCCGCCCTCTCTTTATGCATAACTTTTAGTGCGGCGCTCTCCATGATTCGGATGTCCGAAAGCGCGGTTGCCTCGTCCTCGACGTGATGCAGGCGCATTACCCAGGGCAGCACGTTGTAATCAAGCCCTGATGCACCTCCCATGCCCGTGCGCCACTGCGTACTGACAGCCTGAAACACCAGGAATGAAGGCCATACATCTGGCCAGACGTCGATGTATTGATCGTCGTAGTCATCCGGCGTAAGCCCATAGGGCGCCAGGTCTGCCGCTGTGGGTTCAGGCGTATAGAATGCAGAGGCAACCGCTATCAGTTTTTTTCGCGCTGCCCCATCAGTTCGCGATAGTAGGTTTCAGGGATAGCCTTCATTGCCGCCGGATAGTTTTCCAGCAGTACCGACAGATTCTCCGCGTTGAACGCATCGGGAAGTGCCCAACCAGAAATGATTTCCATCAGAAAATCAGTGGCGGTTTTGCCTTCGAGTTTTTCCAGGTCAGCCAGTTCTTTAAGCGGCTTGTGATTAAACGTGAACGTCAGCACGCCATCCTCATCCCCGGCACGGGGAATCGAGACATTGGCCTTAAAAGTAGGTTTGGGCTGAAGAGTGAATTTGGTCGCCATTGATACCTCTTACGAAAAAAATGCCTCCGCAAAGGGAGGCAAAGAATAATGAAAGTTTTGACGGGTCAGGCGGCAGCGTCGGTCAACTTATAGAACGTCATCGCCGGTGACTGCAGGTTCAGCACCACGCTCACTGTCTCTACCTCGTTAACCGCTGTGGTCGGCGTGTCATCAAAGGATACCGTGGCCGCCCAGTACCGATTTTCCTTCGCCTTTGGCACGTACATGTACGCTGCAACTGTCTCTTCATCTTCATCCAATTCGCGCAGTAGTGGATAAACCGGGAGAGTTGAGTCATGTGCAATCGAGTAGGTCTGAGAGACAGCAGATTTATAGGTATTCAGGTTGCGCTGGCGGTCATCGCTGAGGAACTGAATCTGCGTTGTGTTCTGATCGCCACCGGATTTAGAAAGCTCAGTGATTTGCGGCAACTCGGTCCATTCAAGCACCTTGCGGATCGAACCGGTACCGCCACCAGCTGCATATTTGTTTTTGTTGGTGGTATTGATGTTGCGAAGAGTTACAGCATTCTCCGCAATCGCATCGATTTTCGCGATAACGTTATCAATACCCGACCAGTTGCAGTTCACGTGAACGATATCGCCGACCGCTATATCGTCTGCGGCGCTAACTGTGATCACCGCGTGCTCAGCATTCGTCGCGCCGGTGAAAGTAATAGCCGGGCCGTAGCCCGATGCCAGATAGACATGAGCGCCGTTAGGCAATGCAAAGCCCATAATGGTTACTCCTTTAGAAACGGGAAAACCGGCTCAAGGCCGGTCACTTGTGGGACATCACGGAGGGAATCAGTTGATAATGTCTGCCCGATAATTCAGGCTGACAGGAACGGAGTAGGACACAGGTGTAGGGACGCCGCGGAATATGCCAGGCGCGCTGCTAATCCAGCAGGTAAAGTCTTTGCCTGCAATTTCCAGCCCCTCGGGGAACAATTCCGCTACTCTGCCCGCCAGGGCAACGACGGAGGTACGGCCGGAGCCGGCTGGCGCCACGACATTAATCTGGTACACGCCAGAATAAGTCCGGCAGCGCAAGCCGAGATCGATTGTTCGCGGCGTAACGGGCATATCGTGAACGGCCAGGTACATCTCGTTAGCAGGAGGTGTAAACGGCACGTTCTCCCATGCAACCGAAATGCCCTCAGCATCGGCCCAGATACCCAGTCTGGCGGCCAGTGCAGATGCAATATCAGGAATCACTTAGTCAACTCCCTGACAGCTTCCTCAAAGAAGCGTTGAAACTCAGCTGCAGTTATGCGGACCATGCCGCCCGGAGCCTGTGTGGAATGCCCCATTTCAAGCGCGTAGGCATAGGGCACGTTGTTGCAGAAATAAATGGCCTCCATCCCGACTTTGAAGAGCGACAGCGTGTAGTTCCCGGCCGCTTTTGTCAGATCACCTGTCTTATCAACCCGGCCTGTCTCGTCAGTTGTTGGCGCATCAAAGGACACCTGCCAGTTACCGCGAAAGCGTCCGCCCGTATACCCCGGCGGTGCTTTGATATCCATCCCATCCACCACCCGGGCTTTTTTCTTCAGTCGCCCGGTTTTGGTCAGGTTATCGGGATCGGCCCGCTGCGCCTCGTTGTGATCGTAAACAGCGCGATTATAGGAAACGGCTGTCTGGTTAACTTCCCACAACTCCGGGTTGCCCACTGGGGACATCATCACCAGCTGGTTAAGTATTTTTATGCCGACGGCGCGCACCACTGCTTCCTGATTCGTTTTCGCCTTGTTAACGAAAGCCGTGATTTCAGCCATGAAAGCCGCGTTCTCGCCCATGTTAAGCCCTCAGCTGCGCTTTGTAGCAGAGTACCAGCGAGGCAGGTTTTGCCGGGTTGGGTTTGATAACCCTTTGGGCTGTGCCATCAATATCGACTACGTCGCCGATTTTAATTTCCTGCTCTGCGGTAAAGACGATTCGAACATCACCGTTTACGATGACTGTTCCGTCTATCTCACCGGGTGCGTATTCCGTTTTAACGCCGATCGCAGTGAACTGAACATCATCCGTTTTACGCTCGACTCCACCGATAACCGTTACTGAACCCTTGCGGGTTACGTTGTACGTCGCGCCGTTCTGCCTGAGCATGCGGGTCGTTCTGGCCTGCATACGTTGATAATCAATCGCCATATCAGACCCTCTCTGCAAATGCATTAATGGCGTAACCACGACCACCAGCAAGGTCGCCCAGCAGCGCCATGACAGCAGGATAGGACGGCGTGAAGACTTCACCATCTGCGACCGCATAGGTCATGGTGACAGCACCTTCCACACGTTCAGTTTTCACAGCGGCTTCGCGCACGCTGGAGAGTAACTCGCCGTCGATTGCCTCTACCGCCAGCATGCACTGTGCGGTTATAACCTGCCGTGGAACTTCATCCGGCGGGAAATCATGTTCATCCAGAACGACATTCACGCGTGGCCATGCCAGAGCCTGTCTCGGGTCAGCTTTTGAGCCAACCCAGTCCAGACCTTCCAGGTAATCCATGGCCTTAATCAACAAAGGTGTGAGCTTGTCAGGCAGTTCAATGCCGCGTATTTCCGCAAATGAGGCAAGATCCTCTTCACTGGCGTAGCTGTTGGCATCAGGAGAGGTGATATCGGTATTGACCATCGAATCATCCTGTTTATGGGGCTTTCGCCCCATTCGTTATTCCCCGGAAGGAGCAGTGAAGGTGATCTCTTCAGTGGTTTTCGCCACTCCATCTACAGTACCGGTTACCGTGAAGGTTCCAGCTGCGTCTGATGTGAGTTTCACCGTTGCACCACCAGCTGTTTCAGTCTGAGAACTGGCCGTGCTAAGCGCGCCACCTGTGGACGTCCACGCGACGGTTTTACCGGATACACCGGAGCCATTCAGCGTGTACTTCAGAGAAACAGTTACCGCGTCTGTGCTGTCAGCGGTTGCGGAGGTTTTATCCGCTGACAGTGTTACTCCCCCACCGCGGATTCCAGTTTGATCAGCACGCCTGCCGTAGATTTGTTGCTGGTGAAGTGTTTCTTCCAGTTGCCCGCAGTGCCGATGGCGGTCAGGTCAGGGTTATCACCTTTGGCGGTATCCCAGCTGTAGCCCAGCAGATCAACGTTCACCACGCCTTCAGCACGATAGCCAACCGCAAGGTTTTCCTGATCGTTGATATCGTAGGAACGAAAACCCGGCGCCTGAGACTCGGTGACGGTAACCGCACCAGCTACCAGCCCAAGGATCGCATCAGCGTCCATGGTGTCGGTCACCAGCACAGGTTTACCCAGCGTGCCTGGCTGGCCACCGTAGACCACCACTCCCGCTTCTTCGTAGATTTTGTTGGCGATCGCCTCATCCACGATGTCGAAGTAGGTAGCGGAGTGCATAACGAAGAGCACAACACGGTTGAACTTGTCGCCGTACTTACGCAGACCGCGCGTCAGGGTCTTCTTACCGTCAGTTTCAATGTCGGCTGTTACGACCATGTCGGCGTTGGCGCCAATAGCAGCCGTCAGCGCCTTCAGACCGTATTTCACGTAGCCTTCCAGCGTCGCGTCAGCCACATCAGTGCCGATCACTTCGGAGAACTCGTCAACCGAGCGGCCGCGGCGTTTGAACGCTTCTTCAGTCGTTTCGTATGGACCGTATTTCCACGGCGCTTTGACGGAAACTGCTTCGCCGGCGCCAATCTTCTTACCCGTCACTTTTTCGGTGGAGTTAACGTCACGCGATTCGATAGAGCCGCCAACCTTGTAGAAGGCACGCTTGCGGAAGTCGCCTTCAATCAGCTCGTTATCCAGCAGGATCGCGCCGTTGGAGGACGCGTTGAAAATAGCCAGGTTGTCCTGGCGGCGCTCGAGGAAAGCGGTCTGCGCCAGGTCGTCATAAATAATCAGGTCACTATTAACAGTGGTAGGCATGGGTTAATCCCTTATTTCGGAAGTTTGAGGAAGGCCTGCTGGCCATGCTTGCGGATGTAGTCCGCTTTGTCGCTGGCGCTCATTTCGGAACGTTTCAGGCTGCCACCGCCGTTTGGTTTGTGTCCGCCCGCGCCAGTACCTTCTGCGCGAGGGAACAGATGCGGAGCCGTCTCCTTGAGAGATTCCGCCCACTCAAGCGGGCTTAGTGGGGTTTTGCCGTCTTTGCCGAAAAGAACATCGCCATTTGTATCAACCGCTACGGCCTCGCCTTCGTCGTTGAGCTGGAATGTGCCTTTGGCACGCAGAATGAGATCGTCGGATGCTTCCGGCAGCGCGCCAGCTTTTGAGGCTGCTGCACGGATTGCATCGCCCAGAACTCGATCCCGGAATTTGTTGGAGAACGCTTCAGCTTTGTCGGCGCGTTCATTTGCGGCTTTAATCTGCTTATCAACGTCAGCACGCAGACGCTCGGTGCGCTTATCGAGCACCTCATCAATTTTCCCGGCGGCAATCAGCTTTGCCTCTTCGTCGTCGGAAAAACGCTGGAGGATCCCGCGCACTGCATCAGGGTCGATACCATCGAAGCGAGACAGGTTTTCTTTTTGCTGCTTAATGGTTCCCAGCAGCTCAGAGTTTTTCGATTTCAGGCCAGTGACTTCGCTGGTCACGCGCTCATCTATCAGCTTCTGGATTTCTGGCGTGATTTCGATACCACCGCCACCGCTGCCCTCGCCGCCGCTTTCTGGTGCATAGAATTTCAGAAGCATGTTTCGAATTAACATAATTTCCCCTCGGGATTTTGCCGGGCCTCGCCCATAAAAAAGCCCCGGCGGATGCCAGGGCGTGGAGTAAGATGTGATTGTTAGTTGTCTGTGCCTGAGAGCTGCTTCAGACGTTCCAGGCTGATCCATTCGCCTTTGTCAGTGAACATATCAGCCAGGTCGATTTCACCCGCGCGGAACAAACGGCCACGCTCGGCACCCAGAACCTGATCCTGGCGTTGTGCCGGCTGGCGCGCGAGCCATTCCAGATATGATGTTTTCCCCGGTACCTGTCCATCCATGCTGGCACGAGTCCCCTCGTCCATCTCGTCGATATCGATGCCGAGTTCGCGCCACGTCTTGAGGATCAGGGTTTCAGTAGAACGACAGCAAAAATGGATTTTCCCGGGTCCCTGCAGGTAAGGCACCTTATGCCCGACCGGTTTGTTATCCAGGGTGTAGCGCAGCAGATCACGAATAATGCAGTCGTGGCTGGTTTTATTGTCCAGCGTAGACAGCCACTGTTTGCCTTTCACGATATCGCTGTTGGCACTGGTGAAGCTGTTGCGTGCTGTGGCAGCCAGATGATTCACGGCTGTTTTAGCGATGCTGGCGGCGTTTGCCCTGCTCATCTGCAGCGCGCCGTCGCGATAATCTTTACTGGCGTGGCCGCGAACACTGCGCGCGATTGTTTCTACCGTGTCGCCGGCAAGATACCCCCTGCGGACGGCGTTCACGATACGTGCCAGCCTGTCCGATTCCAGATTATCTGCCCACTCACTCAGCAGCCGCCCCTGAAAGGGCTGCGCCATCGCCGCGGCATACACCATATCGGCGGTGATGCCCTGCAGCGGATAGTGAGACAGGACCTGTGATGGCAGAAGGGAATCGAACAGGCTCAGCTGAAAACTGGCTTCGTTCTTTGCCAGCGCCACCAGCTCACTCTCGAGCCCTGCCTGCATGGTAGCTACAGCCTGATGATTAAGCTCGCGTACGCTGCCCAGTAAACTCTGCAGACGGCTAACGGTGAAGCTCTCAGGAGGCAATCTGTCCAGCGCATCCAGTAGACGTGCCGACAGGTCAGCATCCGTCTCGTTAAGCAACTTCACCATCCGGTTTGCCACGCCGGTGGCGTAGCGGCTTAACCAGATGGAATGTGCAATTGATTCATCGCGCAAGCTTTCGTTTACTGTTGCCATATCAGCCACCGGTCAATGTGGGGGCTTGGTTGCGAATTGCATCAATCACTTCGTCCGGGCTGTCTGCCGGGTCGATAAGGTCAAGCTTCTGCAGTGCGCGAATCATATCGCTGTCGCGCAGCGCACCGGACTGCCAAGCGTTGACGATTGCCGTCACCATGCCCGACTCAGCAACCTTCGCGATGAATTCCTGATTGATGGTGTAGCTCGTCGATTCCCCCTTAATGCCGAGGTATTTCGCACACCATCCCAGCGCCAGCGTATAGGCCTCAGAAACGTTTGAAACGCAGATACCGAGCACGGATGTTGATGATGTCTGCTCACCACTCGCCTGGGTTGCCGTCTTCGCCGTGGCGTTCTGCTCAATCAGTCGGGCACCCAGCTGCACCATGTAATCGCGCTTGCTGTCCATGGCCTCTTTAGCCAGCATGTTCGGCTGCGCCTGGGCATAGCCAAACGAGCCCTCCCTGGGAAGTAAAAGCGGTGATCGGGAACCAATTTTCACGCCCTTCTTCTCGAGGTGGTCGCGCCAGTTGATATCGAGCCCGGTCATATACGGCTGTACCTGGCCACAGAACCACACGCTGTCCTCATAGTCAGCGCTGTTTCGATAATGGCCGTGGTTTATCTCCACCAGCGCAGCCAGCGGTGAATCATCAATGGTAGGATCGTTGTTTTGGGCACCGACAAAGGTGAACGGGATTTCGTCCCAGTAGTCCTTTCCTTTCGGCTTAGGATGGTACTCACTGTCAACAGTGTAGGTTCCGCTTGCAGTGCCACCAGCCCGGCGCCATACCCGGCAGATGAACCGCCCTTCTTCCAACGCCAGCTCGCGGTACTGGATTTCATCCTTGTAAGCGTAACCATCCGGCTCTTCAACGCATTCGCGCAGAACCACAAGCACCAACTGATCGCGTCCGTTAATTCGCTTTGTTCGCCAGTTGATAATGTTCTCTGCCGGATAGCGGAGGATGATCGCCTCATCGGATGCTTCTGCGTAATCGACATAAAGCCCCTCTCGAGCAACTTCAAGCACGTTCTCAGACACCAGCTGTGACTGCTGATAGATGCTGGTACCGGCCCCGTCAGCATTGTCCAAAAGGTATTTCAGCTTTTCAGGACCGTTAAACGTGGGGTCCTTGCGATATGCCATCCCAAGCATGCCGATCTTCGTATTGCCGGCAATGGCATAGAACACAGCGCGGCTCAGATAGTCCTCATTACGCTTTTTATTGCGTAATGATTTATCGGTTGGGTCGAGATACGGCAGATACTTATTACCTGCCGCTTTTACGGCCTCGGCCCCTTTGCAAAAGTCCCTGTATTTCCGCCAGGCAGCAGAAGCCGCCCGGTGTTCTGGTCGAACCCAGGTGATGTCGTCGTTTGCCATATCAGAAAGTGGTGTCCATGGTGATTGAGTATGCCGGCTTCACAATGGGGTAATCCTTCACGATGAAGTACCCACCAGCATCATTGGGGTGATCGTTATCCGCTGATTTATCCGGTTCGCCATTTGCCGCCCAGATTTGCTGTTCGAGACTCTCGGTATAAACCGGGCAGTTCTGGACGTTGACCAGATAGCGGCGTTCGCCGTTGGCGTTACAGAACATGGCGTTCATCGAGTTGATACGATCCTTAACCGGCGGGTTGGCATCATCAACAATGACGCTGAATCCGGCTTCGTTGAGCTGGGCGATATCGGTCTTACTGGCGTTCTGGGATTTACGGGAATCGCCTGAGGCATCCGGGTAAATATAAATCTCCCGGTTTTTCACATAGCGGCCATCCTCGTAGCGCCAGAATTCCTCCTGAATGCGCTTAATCATTGCCGGCGTGTCGTAGACCTTCACGAGTTCACGAACCGCACGCGGCAGGCCGTTACGCTTTACGTGAACAATCGCGGCCATTTTCCCCACGTTGAAGTCCATACCGATGAAGAGCGGATCCCCATCCTGAATCTCGTCAGAACAGTTATTCAGCTTACGGTTGAACGTGTGGTAAATGGTCCCGCTATTGAGGTTCGTGAACTTCCCTCGCAGATACGCCTGAATCAGTTCGTCAGGGTAAGAACTCAGTAGCGACGGGATGTAATCAGGCGGAAGGTTCTTCGCATTGTCGAACGTGCTGGCCTGAATCAGTCCATACAGAGCCGCCAGTTGCGGTTTATCCCGCACAGCCTTAACGAACTGCTGGTAGACAAACTTGAAGCCTTCCGGCGTTGTCGTGACGTCAATTCCATTTCTCAGGCCGGGAATGTTGTAACGCATACGGGCGATGATTTTTCGCCAGGCCTGCTGTGCTTTGGCTGCCGCCATGACATCCAGTTCATCCACCATCGCGTTACCGATTTTAAAGCCGACTATCGAGCCGGGCTTCTCCATCGAACGGCAAATTGTCGTCCCGCGGTACCGTCGCCCCTCGTAGAAGTGAACCTCTTTGTTCCCCTCGTTGATTTTGACGCTCAAGCCCCAGTCAAAGGCCACCTCTTCAATCGTTGGGTAGAAGATGTCACGAATTTGCGGGTACGTCGGCGCGAAATAGCCCTGGTTAATCTTCGGGTGCTCCCACATCCCTTTGCAGATGCCGCCACAACCCACCCACGTTTTACCCGAACCGAACCCGGCAACATAGGCTTTGAATTTGTGCTGCATCGCGAGGAAGCGCGCCTGAGGAATGTTAAGTGTCGGGCTGATCCCCATCGTCTGCCCTCGCATCCACTACGTTGATATTGATCTGCACTGGGGTCGGTTCATCGTCCTCACCATCACCGGCCAACTCTTTGCGGAGTTTCTCGACCTCAAGCTGCCGGCGTTCGATTTCAATCTGCTGCAGGCGCTGGGCGAACTCGCTATCGGCCAGGCCAAGTCGCTTCATTACCGCTTCGAACATTCTTTCACGGCTGATGGCTGTAATTTCGACGCCGTTTTTGCCAACCTTCACGCCGGAGTAAGCGAGACGGGAAGCTGCCGGAAGTTTGCGCGTATCAGGGAAGTAAGGCTGGCCAATACCATCGCCGTTGCAGCGCGGGCATTCTGGATTGGGCTCTTTATTGTGGTCGTAGCCGTAACCACCGGAATCTTCGGGTTCACGTCTGTCACGCTCAACTGCCTCGAGCCTTTTCTCTTCGAACTCCACGGCATCACGCCACTGATACTGGTGACCGAAACCCCAGCAGTAACGACACGCACCGCGGCGATACTGTGAAAGCTGGTTTGCATCGAAAGTCGCGAGCTGCCACATCTGCGCGAGGACTTCATCGGCACTGCCAAGCGTGCGCACAATGGAGGCTTTCTGCTGCTGCGCAATGGCCTGCGCAACGTTAGGATTCGTTATGAGCTGACGACCATAGTTTGGGTCACTATAACCAGCACGTGCAGCGGCAGCGGTGGCATTGTTGTCTTTAAGGTACTCCGCGACAAATATGCGCTGCTGAGCGGTGAGTCCATCATCATCCACCAGCTCATTTGCGCTTTTGTCCTTTTGCGCAGTACGCATTTTTTTCTGCGCAGGTTTTTGCGCAGTTTGCGCAGAAGGTTTTTTGATATATCGACGGGCGGTAGCGTAATTCAGGCCCTGCGCTTCACACCATTCCTTCGGTGATACCCCGGTTGCGGCATGTTCGGACAGGAACCGTTGCTGAAGCTCGCCCCAGTCCGGCTTTACCATTAATTTCCTTACTGATCAGCTATTGATTGTTTGAGATTTGCCCCAACTCCTTGAATGGGTGCTTACGCCCGATAAAAGAGAAACGATCATGACTACACAGAGTAAGGTTGAAAAAGCCATCCATGCTGCGATAACGGCAGGGGGAGAAATCCTTGATAAAGTAGCCTCACCAGCGAGTCGAGCTGGTAATACTGTTGAGCGAGCAGCAAAGATGGCAAAAGCTGGCGTAGACAAGACTGCCATCGCAGCTCAATTAAGTTCTGGAAGCTCAACAGGTCATAAGTACACACCAGATCAAGTTGAAACAATGGTGGTACTTTATGAAGACTGTTCGACAAAAGTTCCTTTGACGAAATCTGCTACTCAAGCACTCATTAAGGATGCGGTAGAAAATGCTGCTCCTGATGAAGATGGCGTAACTGCTTAATTAATTGCAGTTAAAACTATTCAAAGCCCCTTTTGGGGCTTTTTTTTCTGCACCATCTGTAGCAAAAGCTGTGGATCTAGACAACTGACCTATACTTCTTCTCATGTATGCATTATCGAGCAACTTAAGAGAGTTGCTTTGTAATGCCCTACTTCAGACACTGCGTATGGATATAGTCCTGAAGATAACCAACCTGCTTCGTCACTGTGACGATTCGCTCTCTGAGGGTGAAATAATCCCGTTCAGCGGAGTCAGTAAGTCGGGGGCCGGAAGCATCGCCCACGCCGCTGGTGCCGGTCGCTCCATTCGCGGGACATCTGGCGTTGACGTGCAGCCCACACTTACCAGTGCTAACGCAACGCTGCAGATCTTCAAGCTGAGATTTCGCATCAGCTAATTCCTTCGTGTATTTGGCATCCAGCGCAGCGACACCTCGCTGGCGAGTCTGCATGTCTTTGATGGTGGCGTTCGCCAGGGTCAGTTGTTCGATAGCTTTAACGCGCTGGTCTTTGTAGGTGATGGCGTTGTCCCGATAGTGGTTAATCGCCCAAACCATTGAAAGCAGCAGACAGATAACGACAGCGCAGATGATTGCGGTTAATCGGCTCATTTCTGGTCCCACATGCAGACTTCGCGCTCAATCTCCCGGCGTGTTACTCACCCTTTCCACTGTTTGCCTCCAGCATGAGTCCAGCGCCGCAGCTGATCGCATACGCCTTTCAGGTTCCCATGTCCACCAGCTCATCTGCGCTTTTATCTTTCTGCGCAGTGCGTGCTATCTTTCGCGGGTAAATTTTTGTATTTTGCGTAGCAGTTTTCTTGATATAGCGACGAGCACTTACATAATTAAGGTTATGTGTCTCGCACCATTCCTTAGGGGATATGCCAGTAGCGGCGTGATCAGACAGGAACCGCTTCTGCAGCTCGCCCCAGTCCGGCTTAGCCATTGTTACCTCTAAACTGAATGAACTTTAGTCGTCACTCACAGCTTCAGTATTTGAAGCAATGAAGTATTTTTTCTCAAAGAAATCTTGAAATGAGGATTTAAGTTTATGAAATATGTATAACTACGATGACGTAAAGAAAATCAAGGCCAATCTCGAGTGGATAGTGCATCAAGCCTCTGCCCGGTCTCATTTGCGCACTGAGCATGATCAATTAGTGATTTCCGATCTAATGGAACTGATTCAGACATATGAAACTCTTCTTGACCTTGTAAGCAAATTTGGTGCTTCCGTCTTAAACTCGGAAATCATAGCGGGTCTATCAATCACAGAGGAATTCATTGCTAAAGTTAAGCGGAATGAGGGTGCGATGTGAGCGACCAACACACTGTGAGACGATTGATTCGTGTATTGAAGCTTCAAACTGGTGGATTACAGTTTGAAGCATGGGTTATTTAATTGCCGTACAGTCGATTGAAAAGCGCATTTTTCATCGCATCAGAATCAATCGGATCCACGTTTAACCAGGTCAATGTCTCTTGGTTCTTTTCTGCATTGAAATCAGAAAACACACCATGGATATCACCGTTATCAGGTGAGTAGAGAACAGCAATATTCTGTTCTGGGCAACTGTGTGGTTTACACCCTGACAGAGCAATATACTTTTTGCCCGCAACTGTTACTTCGGTTGATGGTGTGCTTGTGCCACCACTTTTTACCCATGCAGGTAGTTTATTTTGACTTATCAGTTGGGAGTAGCTCTTAGACGTGCTTTTTGCACTGGCGAAGTCAGAAAGATACTGCCCTTCCTCAGCAACAGCGCTGAACGAAACCAAAGCCATAGCAGCGATAATCACTTTACCTTTCATGTTAATCCTCATTCCATAAAGACACCTCAACTCTATACCTTTACAGTAGCTATGTCAGCCCTATGGATAATCAGAGCATTTGATGTTACTGCCCGGCCCAAATGATTAGGTAAGGATTATCTTAATCACTAGCGCTTATGCTTGTTGATTACTGCCTGACTGCCAAACTGTTCAGGACTCTGATGCGGAGAATGCCAACTCCAGGGAATCATCGATAAAAAGAGCATGTGAAACTGAGACTCCTTTAGCTCTCCTTGCGAGGGCTTTTTTTTTGGATAGTGGCGCTTCGCTTGCTAAATATTGTGTGTTTTCTAAAGTTAAAAGGTGGCTTTGCTATGTCAGGTAAAGCCGTCGTTCAGAAATACCCGTGTGCTCAAGGACGAGCCATCCCTAATTCTTTCTTTCCAACTCGATCTGCCTTATGCCAGCGAAATTATTGTTTCCCTTTTCAATTACAGCCAATAGCGGCTTAATCCACAATACTGCCTGGCAGTACGTCATGGAGCTGGTGGCAACGGCACGATCATCGGCTGTGTCAGGTCCATTGGAATCGGTGTGCATGGCGCTGGCACGTAAACGGTGCGCGTATTTGAGCAGCCCACCAGCAATGTCAGCAGGAACAGGCAGATCACAGGTTTTTTCACGGTGGAGAATCTCCCGGTATTCGATTACGGTTTCTTCGGTGCTGGTGTCAATCAGGGAGTTGAGCCTATTGGCATGTTCTGCAACCTGATTGAATCGATTGAAGTTGAATGCCTGGGTAGCGATAACCTGCCCCTGCAGAGAATTGTCACTTCGCAGAACGTCGTTTTCGCTTTGAAGATTACTGGCCTCCAAGCAGCTCTTAACGAGGGCGACCGAAAGGCCAGCAATAATGACAACGCCGATAATACCCGGATTAATTTTCACTGGTCTATCCCCCAGCACGCCAGCGCGCTTTCCTGGTCTCTCCGTTCCACCTGACCGTAGCAGCCGTTCTTCTGACCTTTAGTCATGCGGCAATCGCGACCACCGTCTTTAATCCACCAGCGGATTGCCTCGCATGCCCCGCGGCGGTCACCGGCATTAATGCGCTTATAGAACGTGGACGGGAAGCACTTACTCGGCCCGATGTTGTACGGGCAGAAGGATGCGATCCCAGCTTTCTGCGGTTCGGTAAGCGGTACCGCAATATTGCGGTCAACCCACGCCAGAGCCTTATTGCGTTCGATGGCGTTCACTTGATTGCATTTGGCCTGAGTCAATTTCATGCCCTGCACAACCGGTTTACCATCAACCATCGTTGCGCCGCGGCAAATAGTCCAGATACCGCCACCATCTTTATAGGACGTGAGGCTGTTACCCTCTTTCTCATTCAGAAACTGGTCGAGGATTACGGATGCAGGAGCACCAGCTAGTATCAGCCCCAGAACTGCGGTACTCAACTTTGCTCTGGATCCCATCACTCACCTTCCTTTTGTAAGGCCTCAACGACCACGCTTGCAGCAGCAGGACGCTCGTGAAGGGGTTTATCACCAACACCTTTCAGATAGTCATTGACCATTTTTGTTCGCTTCTCATCCTCTCTACGCCTGCGGTTTGCATCTACCCGCCCGTTAATGTAGGAGGCAAGCGAGATAAGCAGACCAGCAGCGCCAAAGAACATGAACACCAGATCCTGAGTGGTAAATCCAATGGCTGACGCCAGAGCTGCTACCCACGCGAAGAACTGCGTGAAGATGTTCCCTGAATCATTCATTTTCATGGTCTCTCACCTCGCTAAGTGCGGGTGCTGTTGCTAGAAATAAAAAAGGCTGCCAAACGGCAACCTTATGATGATCTAAACCTGCTTGAGCGCCCTTCTCATGAGGAGTGCAATAAATTAAATAATCCTTAAGAGAGCTATTTAACCCATTAAAATAATTAACTATTCAAATAGTTATCTATTGTTATCATTTGGGTTAAGTTAAAGAAAATCTTCTTAGGGATATAAGACATACAAGCGGGCATGCACTGGCTTTATTAATGCGGAGAGGATTGATGTCGTTCTCCGCACTTTTTAGTGCTTACATCTGGCTACCAATGCCACTAGTCAAGACATTAGTGCCAGAAACGCATTGAGACATTCATCCACCTCTAATTATGCCCACCCCATTCAGAAGATTTGAGTGAATAAAAAAAGCCCGCTTTTGAAGGCGGGCTAATGAGTTGACTATTGGTAAGGTAGGTGCGAGTAGTACCTATGCTCAGTAGTGAAACTGTATCGGCTTATTCACGTTTGGTTCTGGAGAACCATCAGGCAGTTATCTTCGACCCACTTTTCAAGCGTAGCAGCAGTTTAAAATTTCATAAAAAAAGGCCTGCTTTTTTACGGCAGGCTCTCAAGGAAATTGAAACTGTATTGTTATTGTCATGGTGCCGGGTGCCTCCCGGTGACCCTACCCCAGTGAGCAAGGCCGCGTGCATACCTGCAGAGCGCAGTTGACTGGAACGCCCTTTCGCTTAGAAAGGATTCACCACACGCATAAATTACGCATGAAATATTCACTCGGTCAATACTGTTCATCATTGGCAAAAAAAAGCCTGCTCGGAAAAGCAGGCATAGATCGCTAAGTTGGAAATAATTGAGGGTGTGGTGCCGGGTGCCTCCCGGTGGAAATGATCACAGCACTCATTCCCGCGCGCTGGTTGGACACTCTGGAGAAATGTCCTGCTGAATCGCCCCTCCGCTTAGGGGGATCCACCACAAAAACGCTTTCAGAAACATCCATTCTGCAGGATGCATAAGAAGCTTATGTGCAGTATGAAGAATCTGCCACGTAATCAGATGAATATATTCATTTAAATGGTACAGGCAGAGGGCCTTCAATCACCTCGGCCTCTCCGTTATCGCAGATGTCGTCACCCTGTGTCAGGTGCCAAATACCATTAAAAGTAAGTCCCGTCTCAAGGTCTTCTGTAACACCATTGCTAAAGTAAGCAACCTGTACTCTGCCGTTGTGTTGAATCCAGTAATAGCCTTCTGTCATCATTCCCCCTCCTCTTTGATATAGAGATTATAAGAGGCAATGAATACTGATGATTTTAGTAATACTTAAATCGCTATTAAGCAAAAAGCCCCACGGGGTTAACCGCAGGGCTTTAAACGAAGGCAATAACCCATCGTTAGAGCAAAATTACCACAGATTCGGGAAAAGTAAATAGCTCACGATAAAATAATGCCCTACTTTGTTATCTGCTTGAGCTGCGCATCAGCCCAAGCCTCTTCGATATCAAACTTGGTGATGAGCTGGTCGTAGAATGGCTTAACAGACTTCTTCCAGGTATCGAGGCTGATTTCATCCGTTATCTGGCATACCGCGGCGTAAGCCTCAGTTGATGGGATTCGTTCATACCCCCGCCCGCTGCAACGCTTGCAATCGGCCATAACCGGAACACCCTGCTGTTCTGTAAGGGCCTGATTGACGGCTTTCCCGCGTCCATGGCAATCTTTACAGGCACAACTAACGACCCTCTTACCCTTACACTGAGGGCAGAGAACGCGCGCTACCTCCCTAACCTGCCTCCGTACCTCATGCTCAGAAGGTCGAAAATCTTCGACGCCCATATTCAGAGACATCTTCACGAATCTTTTCTCTTTTGCCAGAGTGTGAGACTTCGTGCTGAAAACCTCAGCGTCTACAAACCCTTCCCCATTGCAGCCATCACACTGCTTCACGCTGGCGGCGCTGCGGGAATAATCCTCGAAAGCGAAGCTGGCCAACCGATGCATCACCAGTGGTTTAATCTCTGCATCAAGCTTCCGTAATGCCGCAACCCGATCGCACTTAGTCAGCGCGTACTGGGCCAGCAACTCAATCGCCCTCTCCCGGTCATTGTTGCTGATACCCATCTTCCCGAGAAAAGCGCTGTAACCCATGGCGGCCCGTTCCTGCGTCATGCCCATCGCAGCCATAATATCCGAACCGGTTAATGCATCTGATGCCGTAGCACGAGGAGAGTCGCTAATCATCGTCGATTTGGCGAAGTGATATTTGAGTGTATTCTCGAGATTCATGCGGTCTCCAGTTCGGTAATGGTGAGTTCTAATTTCCCGCCCTTAACGACAGGCATTTACATAACGCGATAATCCACAACCTGGCAATCATCCAGCCAGAATCCCGCCTTGGTTAAAGCGTCGAATGCAGCCTTTTGCAGGTTATCCAGATCGCGGCGCCGGCGATCGGGCATGTAACATTCAATGCGGATTTTAAGTGGTGCGGCCGTGCGGATATTAAGCCGGGCGCTTCGAATGACACTGGCGACCGCATAGCGATACGCGACGCCATCAGCACTGATATGCGTGCGTCCACGGTTGTGCCGGTAATACCGGTTGTTACTCGGCGGCCAGGGCAAAGTGATTTGATATGTCTTCACGTTCACCCCCACAACCGGTTTCGCCAGCGACTGTCCGGGCGCGCTGGTGTATTTGAGGTCGGAAGGAATGCACTGACAGTCCAGGTCACGTAATCCTGATTAAGGCTGCGCTCAACTCGCACGCCGCGCGCTTTGTAACGCTTAACCAGTTCTTCGGCCTGTTCGGTGCTGCAATCGGTGTGGTGGAACCAGGAAAACTTCATTCCATCACCCCGCGAAGCCAAGCAGCTGCGCGGCGACGTTTTCGGCTTCATCGCGACTGCGGAATGAACGGGACAGGACCCAGCGCCAGAGGACATCGAGCGCAGCTTTATAGAGTTGCTGGAACTCGAGCTCGTCCATGTTGGCAAACGAGATGCTACGAGGATGCTTTTTGAGTGTGCCGTCAGGCAGCTGAATGGCATCAAAGTGCCCTGCTTCGACGATCACCCAGGAGCGGTAAGCGTCAAAGGATTTGCACAGGCTAATGCCATTTGTGACCCGGCGGTATGCAACCTGCTCAAGATAATGCTCAGCAGCATCGATCAGCGCGCCCTCATTGCCGGCATACGAAGCCAGGAACTTGGCGTAGCCAGTAATCAGCTTCCTCTCGTTACTCGAGATAGCCCCGCCGGTTGGTTCCCAGTATTCAAAACCGAGATTGAGAAGCGCGAAAAAGCGCCGGTGAAATGCCGGGTTTCGTACCCGCCTGAACTCGGCAACAAGAATATCGCCGAGCCGGGTTTTTGATTGCAGGATATCCCTGGTCTCGGGCGTAGCCGGGATCAGTATTCCTGAATGGTGTTTGATAAGTTGTAATTCTAGCGCCATGGTTCTCTCCGTGGCGCATCAGGTATAGGTTGTTCAGGCCTATGAAAGAATAATATCAGACGGTGGTGTAACTCGGTACCCCAGTCGTTTTGCAAATTGCATAAACCCGTTGAGAGTGAATATTTCTTCCTCTTCGAGCAACGGTCGTAATGAAACTATTCCATTTACTCGATAAACCAGATATCTGCCCTCAGCCGGGAAGCTATAGATAACTGCTTTATCGGCCCTTCTGACCACGTCGTACCATTGATCATCTGCATTAAAGGCATCTGCACTACACACTATTTCCCCCAGAGCGACTTATTGACGCGGTAAACAGTAATCGGGAACAGCCAGGGGAACGCAAACAGCGATACTCTTTGAAACTGCTCCAGTGAAATTCACGCGATTAATAAAACCACTCGTCGGCGCTTTCCCAGGTCTCCTGCACGATTTGCTCAACCTCTTTCTTGTCGCCCCCGAAAACACTCAGACCATCATTGCTGGCACGCTTGATCGTTAGCTGACAATTATCAAACTGCTTGCTGAGCCTTTTGAGCAGTTCTGACTCTAGTGCAGGTATAGCTCCATCAGGAAGTTTCTTCATGCGATCAATGGCTAACTCGATTTTCATTTTTCCCTCCGCAATGAACACCTGTATGCATATACAGTATATTTATAAACGTATCTTACGGATTTTGCAACGATTAAAGAGTGTTAGAAGGATGGAGCGCTTCCAAGCTTGCAGGTATCGGTTTTAAGAACGATTTGGGACAGATCTCAGATTTGGTGGTCTACACAATAGTTATGTTGAATAGATTTCAGAGGAGTTTAGTGCAGTTTCACTACTAAATTGTGGTTTCGATATGAGATTTATAAAATGAAAATTCGTAAAGGCTATTATTGAGCTTGCTGTTACTAAGCAACAAATTTGTCAGCAAGCTCTAAAACGACATGAAACATTACCAGTGCGTAATGTAATCCAACCGGTTATCGAAATTTACTGAGATGCAGGCACTTTATCATCCTGACGGAAAGCCTCGATCCCGACTTTCTGACCATAAGAAAGTTCAAGTGTGTTACCATCAGGATCAGCGAAGAAGACATAATAACCTACCGGTTCGCCTGCCTGAACCGGTTCTTTTCGCAAGATGCCTTCCATTCTGGCCATCGCTACCTTATTGTCGATTTCTTCAATGCTTGAACAAGCTACTCCCAAGTGACCGAAATTACCTAGAGGGGTGTCAGTCACAGCATCAACCTGGACAAGGACAAGTGCAAAAGGGCGAGTTCGGTCACTTAACCACGCGACTTTACGTACCTCCGGAAGATCAGGCTCTCGCCTGTGTACGACTTCCATGCCAGCATAACGGCTATAGAAATCAATACTTTTTTCCAAATTTCTAACAACAAACGCAACGTGCGTAAAACCTACATCAATATCTTTCATTAGGCTAATCCTTTGACTATCTCCAGAGTCGCCATCTTAAAAACTCAAGTTAACTTGAGGTCAAGAGCCTTTCAATCTATGCTTTTGCTGGATTTCTTGCACGTATTGTTCAATGCCGTTCAGGGTTGCGGCGTATGCTAACTCCAGCTAAATGAATATTTAGCCTGCTACGCAAAGAAGAAAGAACTCAGTTGAGATGCGGTAAACGGAGCAGGCTTAAATAGTTGGTCTCATTTTCGCTCACACATCCCCATACCCTCCTACCAGCTTTCATCCAATCATATTTGGCTTTTAAAGCTCAGCTGGTATCGAGCAGTCAGCGATACTTGCGCAGCAAACGTGCCGCGCATATACAGTGCTGGCTTACCTTTTATCAAACGTGCTCACGCCTGCATACCCTTCCCCCTTGCGATGTTAATTCTGTCAATGCATTCCCTTAATGCTTTGACTTGCTCAGGGGTAAGTTCAGATTCATCGATTGTGGCCAGAAGAGCGTTGAGGGAGCGCTCAATATCGTTTTTAGTCAACCGTAAACAGATAACCTTAACCCAACGTGGCGAGAACTTGCTGAGGCCGATTGCTCTTGTGATACGTAGTTTCATCAGATGCCTCTTAACCGCCAGTGGTGGCGATTTCAAACTCACTTATAACACACGTGGAGAAGACTTATGTGATTATTTCGCCATAGAAATTTCTAAGGGTCGTTTCACTTGAGGACAACCAGGCTTTCAGTAAACGCCTAAATTGGTTTTCCAGCATGTCACACAAGCGCCTCGTCATAACCCGAAGCGGCTTATCAAGTGAAGGTAGTTTTTACGGTCATGCACAGGCTGGGATGTCATTTGTGTGCCAGAAGCAGACTTTAATATAGCTCCAGAGTCCCTTATGGGAGCTATTTACATCTGTCAAGCTTTAGCAAGCGGCTTCATTCGAAAACTAATACCCATACGATTAATGGCATTCATGGTGGCAATAACAATGGTAAGTTCAACCAAATCTTTTTCACCGAATACAGAAAGCGCTGCGGAATATGCTTCATCGGAAGCATGTGTTTCACTAACACGGGTAACTTCTTCCGCCCATGAGAGGGCAGCTTGCTCTATATCCGAGAATAAATAGGTAGCTTCTCGCCAGACAGGCACCAATACAATCTTTTCGACGGACATGCCACTCTTGATAAGATCGCGAGTATGTATATCTATGCAGTGTGCACAACCATTGATCTGGGAAACTCTTAAAAAAATTAAATGGATCAGCTCGGCAGGTAAACCTGTACCAGTAGTGGCGTAATGATGGAGCGCTGCTATAGCCTTGCCACCTTTATCGGAAACTTGAAACCAGTTTGGACGCTTCATCGTTATTTCCACCTTTTTGAGTTGTTTAAAATAAAAAGATGCCTCACAGAATCGCTACGACTGAATGACAGAATTTAAATTAGTACGTCTGCTCAGACGTTGTAATCTTAACCATTGATGTCATAGATAAAAGAGACAAAAAATGAGTAAAACGGTAGGACAATTATGGGATACCTCATGCAGTAAAACTGGATAACAATTTTTAAAAGCAAACCCTGAGTGTTGATAAAATCCACGGTAGAGTCCGCTTCTCGCTCATAACAGACCATTTCCTCACTATGCCCTGCCATCTGCTTTCATCCGTTGATATTTAGTTTTCAAAAGCTCCGCCGGTGTCGGCCCTTTCGGAGCAACTGGCGCAGCCAACGCCCGACGAATAGGCGGAATCGGCTTCCCGGCTAGCACCCGCTTTTCCCACCTATCCAGAATATCACCGGCCTCACGCTCAAGCTCTTTGTTGCTCAGTTGGCCATCAGTTCCGCGGCGACGCAGCTCAAGGCAGATGTGGTAATAAACCGGCTTCGGCCACGGATATTGCTCGCTGCTCGGGTACCGAAACACCAGCTTGCGCCACTTCCAGTATTCGGCCATCACATCAGCGACGGTGATCCCCAGCACGCAGCGCCCTTCCCTGCACCACTTGATGAACTGGCCTGGCGAAGGCAGGAATGGGCGTTCCTGACGGCGCACCATGCGCATGCCGGCTTCAACCTGCTCCAGAGTGGTGATCCCGTTTTCTTTGAAGGCCAGCACCCACTGACGGCGGATCTCGTTCACGTCTTCCTGGCTGCGATTAACCAGGCTTGCCGGGAACGCGGCCGCCAGCTGTACGAACAGCCCGTTGATTATCTGAGCCACCTGCTGCGTTTGTTCGCGTTCGGTGTACTGCTCAGGCATGTTGTGCGCTACCCGGCGAGCCTGTTCCCGGTCAAAATCGCGAATGCTCTCTGCGAGGTTTTTCATTCCAGCACCCCGTCAATCCAGTCGGTGTTATGCAGGTCAATGCCGCCCCGGGATGGCTTTGCCGTTCCGGTTGCACGCAGCCGCTTGGTGGTGAGCTGATCCCACTGCTTTCGCAGACTCGAGGGGCTCAAGATGTTGTCTTTCCAGAACTCGTCCCGGTTGGCCCACTGGAACAGGTCACAGATTTCGTAGTGAGTACGCTTGTCCTGGATACGCATCAGCCTGATGGTGTTTGCCCATTCAGCCCAGTTTGGCTCAGATAGCGATGCGTTGACGGTGAGAAGCCTGTCGTAAATCCAGCGAGCGGCCTTGAGGTCGTCAGCGGATCCCCATGATTTACCTGCCGGGGTGTATATCCCGGCGGCAGCTTCTGGATGGCGAGAGAGAAACTTTTGAGTTTTCTGGTTTCGGGATTCGTCAGAATTCCGAGACGAGGATATTTTATTATTGTTCTTGTTATAGTCTTGGGTGTCTACCGTTTCCGGGAAGGTTTTTCCCGTTTTCGGTAACACTTTTCCCGTTTTCGGTAACACTTTTCCCGATTTCGGGAAGACTTTTCCCGTTTTCGGTTTGTCTAAAATCCAGGCTGAAAGGTCAGTATTTATACCGACCGTTTTCATTACGCCCTGCTTCTGATTGAAGATAATTTTGCGTTCTGCGAGTGATTTGAGCGCATCAGAAACATGCGAATCACTCAGCCCTGTAAGCTCAGCGATCACCGTGTTCGTAACGCGGTCCTGCTTCTTGTTCCAGCCGTAGGTAAGCCAGATCACCGCCTCAAAACATTGCCACTCCCGGCCTGACATTCTGAGGCGCGGCTTAAGCTGTTGGATCTCGTTAGCGACCTTGGTATACCCGTTCGACAGGTCGGCCATACGACCTCCCGGTTGTTCGGTTTTGTGGGGGAAATTGATAATCTCAGCTGTGTTTGACATACTTAGCTCCGCAATTACACTCCGTTTTTGCATCTGAAAGCCGTCGGTGTTCGAGCACCGCGGCTTTCGCCTTTTCTAAAGTCTTCACATTGCCCCCAGCATGGTTGTGACCATCGCCAGTAGCGGCGCCGTAAGGTCAGGATCGACACGGAACATCTCAAAAATCCCCTCGCCTAACTCCTTCAGTTTTTCCTTCTTCGGTGCATCGAGCATCAGAGCTTGCTTCGCCTCACTCACCTCTTTTTCTAATCTGGCCATGCGATACGCGAACGAGTCGTTCTTTACGACACGGTCGCGGTACCGAATAGGTAATACAGACATGATCGCTGGCACCAGCTGTTCAACGTTCTTTCGGTACGATGCGGAGTCTTCTTTGTTGTCGAGCCAGCGGAACAGCTTCACGTTCCAGACATCGGCCTGGCCAGAAAAATCTACGCCATCAAGTTGAAGTTCTTCCGCCGCTTCCTGGATTTGAAGTGCTACAGCTACGCGCCCTTCTGCCGCTGCCCAAGCTCGTACCGCTGAGCAGATATCACGATGAACAATATCCTGTGCTGCCGGTTCGCTTTGATGAAACGGGAATATCAGTCGATTAGAGGAAGCTCTGCTACTCTGTTGAAATGAAACAGTTTGCATTGTTAAGGCTCCTGTTTAGGTAAACCGTCTGTTGGGTTTGGGTAGAGATCAGGGCGCAATTCATGGGGAGTTACGCCTGTCATTTTGAAAATCGGGAAGATATAACTTGGCGGGACGATCCCTTGATCACGATTCTTCCAATGACTTACAGACATACTCGTCACACCAAGCGCGATGCTGAGCTTTCTGGCTGAGCCAGCGGCTTTAATTGCTTTATCGAGTGCGGACATGTGCTTCTCCTGCGTATTGACAGGAGAAGTAAACCACAGATTTACATTTTGTGCAAACATGTGATTTATTGTGTGTATAAACCAAATATTTACAATAACTCTATGAGAAAAGAAGAACCCAACCTCGTTCTGGTAGAGCGCCTTACTGAGATCACTGATCGCGGCGTTACAAAAGCAGACATGGCACGAATAGCTGGAGTCACTCCTCAGGCCGTAAACGGCTGGTTCAAAAAAGGCGTGATTAGTAAAAAATCGGCACTGGCCATAGCCGACGCCGTAGGTATTTCTGTCGCCTGGCTACTCGGTGAAGATGTTAATGAGAAAGACGGACTCAAGCCGGATGAACAACGCTTATTGGAGCTCTACCGCCAGTTACCGGAAGAAGAACAGCAGAATATGCTCCGTATCTTTGCGATCCGTCTGAAGGAACTGGATGAGTTGTACGAGAAGTATATGAAGGGGCGGATTCGGTCCCAAGGGGATTAGGATTAAGAACTCGAATATCTAAATCACTATACTCGCGCTGTTTACAGCGCTAAGTAAATTTAGGTTAGAAATATATGGCCAATATTGAAAGAATCGCTTTTATAAATTCGTTTGATAGCAAGGGGGAGCTAAATCAGCCAACTCTGCATTTCACGTGCACAGAATTTCCGACTACATTATCAATTGATTTCAGAGTTGGCTTGGTTGGTTTAAAACCTAACTCTAGATATAACTTAGGTATTATGGTTGTACCTGCTCACCTAATGATAAAAAAGGGTGAGCAATTTCAATTCCCTGATGGTTCTTCTGAGTCCGCCTCGCTTTTCATTGATACTAAGGATAGCCATTTAGATACTGGTGCAAGCGGCCAAGTGATCGTAACACTCTCTGAGATAAGAATTCCTGCGAAAGGATTATATAGTGTTACTGTTATTTTACAGGATAGTGGTGAACCAAAAACCGAACTTCATAAAAATGAGTCATTCTTTACTGTAGAACTATCATGAAAGATGATAACGACTTAAATAATAATGAAAATCAGAACATAACGATTTCGCGGGGTCGTGCGCTAAAAGTTGTTGGTGGTTCCGATTTTGAAGCCGTATTTGATAATTCCTCTTCCAGGATGCAAACTAACTACACGGCACCGTCACATATGGAGGAAGAAGTGGCAACCATTAGTAGAGAAGAATTAGAGGCACGTTTAGCTGCGAACAAAGCAGAGATGGAATCTATTGCTTCTTCTATCCGTGTGGAAATGGCTTTAAATAGAGAGAACACTAACATACAGTTTGCAGCCTTGAATTCAACTCTCAACATACTCTCAGCCAAAATCGATGGGAAAATGGATAGCGTAGATGGTGAAATCAAGGCTATAGACGGCAAAATTGAAGGAATAAACGGGAAGTTTGAGGGTATCCAGAACCAGATAAGTGGCATTAATACAGCCATTTCGGGAATTCAGTCTGGAATATCATCACGGCTCGCAATCTTTGGAATCATCATTGCTGTCTTAGTTGCTGTACCAGGAATGATATCTGCATTTAAGGATTCGCCGCAACCTGCACAGGTTCAACCGACTCCTCCAATAATTATTCAGGTACCTCAAGCGTCTCCACAAACTGCTGAAGCGCCACCCACAGCGCACCTACCATCCAAAGCACACCGCTAAACCAACTAACGAGCCGACTTTTATCTCCCCCTCGGCTCCGTAGCCGAACTACAGCACGACCAATCCGATCCTGACCTTAGCGTCGGGATTTTTTTTGTCTTGGATTCACCAGAGACTTCACAAAAACCAGCTTTATAAACCGTAGATTTACAATCAGTGCAAATACAAGGTTGACACGAATATAAACCAGTGATTTAATCCAACTCACCAAGACGCACTACATTCCACCAAGGCAGGACGCCCACGAAGTAGCCGCCGATGGCATATGAAGAGTCGGATGAGGTGGAGAGATTAACGCGCATCAGGTGTAAACGTTCCGCTGGCCAGCGATAAGGCAAACGAGGGTGAGAATGATTGATTTCGCACGCAAACCAGGACGGCAGCAGGCTGTAAAGCTGAACTTCTTCGAGGTGATTCTTCGCCGCTTATGCTACCTACTGGCGCAAAAGGGGAATCCAGATGTGTAACTCAACGAAATGCGGGTACTGCGGCAAGCCGGTTAAACCGGAAGAAATAGTCAAAAGTACCCTTCTCTATCGCAACGGCTCACAGCTGGCGCGCAAAGAAAAAGAATACTGCTCTGAACGTTGTGCTTCGTACGACCAGATGGCACACGAGGCATAACGTAAAAGCCGCGCAAGGCGGCTCGTACGTCCGGTGCTCCCGACCAAAGTTACACCGGAAAACTACTTAAAAAACCAAAGTTCACCCAATGGGCGCTATCTCTGGCCCGGGGATCTTACATCCAAAAAAGAGGATCTCACATGGAATTTTTCTATGTAGTTAAGGCTACGCAGAAATCCGGCAAAGAAGACGCAGTGATTTGGTTCACTGCGAAATCAGAAGCCCGTGCCAACCTGCAGCTCGATGTTGAGCTCGAAGATGCCGGTATTGAAACCGGACGCGGTAAGGATTACGCCAAACCGGTTCGCACCGATTTCCCGGTGTATAACGACCTCCCGAAAGAAAGCACCGTGGATTACACCTGGTGCAAACGTTACAAACTGCAGGACGATGGACGCACCTGGCTGCCAAAGGCTGGTGCTGAGTCTACTGGAGCCATGGACAACACCGCGGCATCGGAAACGTCCGTTAATGTCGAAAATTCCGTCGAGAGTGTCCCGCTTGAAAACCGCACTCCAGCGGTCCGTTTTGCCGTCCACCTGACCAACGACAAATACCAGTCATACATCAGTAAAGAGCAGCAGCTGGCTGCCAGCAAAATGTCACTGGATGAAGGCAACACCTATCTCCAGAACCTGCTGCTGGCGAAAAACGACATCCCTGAAGTTGCCGAACTCAGCCTGAACGCTGAGTGGAAACTGGTTCAGGCGATTAAGCAGGTATTCGCGCCAGATGAAGCGCACGAAACTGAAATTATCGCTGCATTCATGGCTGACTGGGCGAGAGCAGATGCCAGCGATCGCAATCAGTTAATTGAAGAGTGGAGAAGCGGAAAGCTTAATCTTCTCAAATCAGAAAGCGCCAGCGAGACCGGTGTTACAACCGATCAGGTTCTGGAACCTGATAACGGTATCCAGATTGACGAGAATGATGACGAAACCACACGTTATCCAGTCGTTCGTATGCCGTTCCGCAAACAGCTACTCGCCCAGTTCTCCGCCGACATACTGCGCCACCACTTAACCCGCGAAGAATACGAAGGTATCAGCGCACTGGAGATGGACACTGACAACAGCTATGTCCAGAACCTTCTGCTGGCGGCAGAAAACTGCGAAGAGGTTAAGGGTTACGACACCAAAGACCTTTGGCGGTATACCGACGCCATTCGCAAAGTGTTCAGCCAGGAAAAGCGTCACGAACTCGCTTTAGTTCTCCGTTTCACCAGAGTCTGGGCGGCGACTGATTATATTGACCGCGGCATTCTCGTTCGCGAGTGGGCTAACGGTAATCGCATCAGTAATGTTCAGCGCACTGATTCTGGTACCAATGCAGACGGCGGCCATGTAACGGATCGCGGCGAAGGCGCGCATCACACTCTGGACACCCTCGATCTTGAGATTGCCTGTGCCCTACTGCCTATGGACTTCCACCACTTCGAAATTCCTTCGAGCGTGTTACGACGTGCCAAAGAAATCGTGGCCAAGAAAGAAGAACCATGGAAGTCATGGAGCGCAATCTTACGCAATCAACCAGGCATACTGGCTGTGAACCGTGCGGCAATCTTCAATCTGATCCGCATCGCACCAGAGAACATTCATCACACGCCAGCGGCTCATCTTGAGTTTGTGAATAAAACCATGACGGCTGAGTTTAACTCTGCTGTGGAGCTACTGCCGCTGCCTACTCCGGCTGTAAAGACCGAAGTCTCAGTTGAACAACCGCAGGTTGAAAATCTCGGCGGCGGCGTGTTCTCCATCGATGGCCTGACGGATGGAAATACCGAACCGGTCATCAATACCAACTCAAATGAAGTCGAAAAAACGGAAAACGCAGCGGAGACCACCAGCGATGTGCTGATGGAAACGGCTAAGCCAGAGAAAGTCGAAAATACTGATCCGGTACAACCAGGCGAAGGCACTGATGCAGCTGATACGCAAGCAGTTACCGTAGAGCAGGAAGAACAGAAAGCAGAACCGGTAATTGAATTCCCGGCTTACTTCGAGCCTGGCCGATACGAAGGCCTACCGAATGACGTTTATCACGCAGCGAACGGGCTCAGCAGCACGCAGATTAAAGATGCTCGCGTCAGCCTTATGTACTTCAATGTACGCCACGTTGCCAAAACCATTTCCCAGCATGATAACCCGGCTTTCATTTTTGGTCGCGCCACACACAGTTTTGTGCTGGAACCAGAAAAATTTTCTGATAACTACGTTCTGCCAGAAAAAATGCCGGAAGGCGTGGTATCCACGACAGGAGAGATGGTTGCGATCATCAAAGAATACAACGCAACGCTGCCTGCTTTAATGACCCCGGATGAACTTAAGGCATGGATTGAAGAATACAACGGCAACCTCACGCCTCCGCTTTCACTGAGTGCAGGTGCCGAGGAGACCGCTAATTCATACATGTCTCTGCCGGAAGAATTTCAGCGGATACCAGCGGAAACAAAACCAACCGCTACAGCAATGAAAGCATGTATCAAAGAATACAATGCCAGCCTGAAACCGATGCTTAAAACCAGCGGCACTCGTGATCAGTTGCTGGATCAGATAGCAACTGTAGCACCTGAGTTCGCTGAACAGGAGCGCGCAAAGTTTATCCCTTACAACGTCAGCGGCACTAAAGAGCAACTGTCCGAAATCGTTCGCACGATCCGCCCTGACGTAGTCTTTGCCGACGACTGGCATGCACAGCAGGAAGCGGCAAATGCAGGTAAAGAGACGATAAGCGTTGAGATGTACGAGCTGATAAAAAATATCAATGATGCTCTTCAGTCCAACAACGATGCCAGCCGCCTGTTAAACCATCCAGCCAGGCAGTCTGAGGTCAGTTATTTCGGGTTCGATGAAGAGACCGGGCTTGAGGTGCGCGTTCGTCCTGACATAGAGATCCGCCTCCCTTACGAAAGCATCTGCGCTGACCTGAAAACGGTAAGTCTTGGGTATGTGCGCCAGGACAAACTGAAAGACCGACTTCATCGTGAAATTATCGACCGCGATTACCACCTAAGCGCAGCGATGTATTGCGATGTTGCAGGATTGGATAAATTCACCTGGATCTTCGTGAACAAAGACCCCGGTTACCATTGGGTAGCTGTGGTGGATGCTTCCCCCATGCTGCTGGAGCTGGGTCGCAAAGAATACCGCCGGGCACTGCGCCAGATTGAAGAAGCCATGGAGACAGGCTACTGGCCTGCACCAATCAGTGAAGCCTACACCGACGATCTGAATGATTATGACACTCGTCGTCTTGAAGCACTGGATGCGGAATAAGGAGAAACAATATGTCTAATATGCTCATTGATATAAAAGCAAACCTTGACCGCGAACTTGTTCCGGTTCAGTCATTGCTGCCTGCACATGTCAGCTTCGACCGATTCACTAACGCCGCAGCAGTAGCTCTGGCTGCAAATAATGATCTGTATAACGCCGATCGTCAGTCCGTTATCAATGCCCTGACTGCATGTGCTAAAGACGGGCTTATTCCGGACAACCGCGAAGCGGCGATGGTGGTCTACAAGAAAAAACAGGCAGACGGCAACTGGAAATTAATCGCCCAATATATGCCGATGATTGATGGCGTTTTAAAACGAGCTCGTCAGTCGGGTGAAATATCGATTATTGCAGCTCGTGCAGTTTACGAGAAAGATAAATTTCGCGTCTGGCTTGATGACAGTGGAGAACATATCCACTACGAACCAACATTGGGTGCCCGAGGCGAGATGATCGGGGCTGTCGCATATGCACGGATGAAAACAGGGGAATTTCAGTTCGAATGGCTGAATCTTGACGACATTGCAAAAGTTCGCGCCGCCAGCAAAAACAGCGATAAGGGTCCGTGGGTTGACTGGTATGAATCCATGGCGCGCAAATCTGCTGCACACCGTCTCTGCCGCCGTCTGCCAAATAACTCGGAAATTATGGAGATGCTCGAGCGTGGAACGGAAATGGTCTGGCAGAAGGAGAAAGACATTACGCCACCAGCTGCTGGCTCACCATTGATCGAGCAGGCTGATAGAGGGTATTCCGATCAGGAAGGAAGTTTTGATGCCGAAATCATTGCCGAAGAATTCCGCCAGCAGATCTCATCTGCAGAAGTTGCAAATGAGGCCAAGGAGATAGGCTCCAGGATTGACGCGTTAAAAAATGAACTGGGCGCAAATCTTCATACAGAGCTTAAAAATAAAGCTCTCGGTCGTTTCCATCAAATCAACGCCAACAACAAAATTGCGGATCTCATTAATGGGCTGCCTAAACCAGGAAGCGAAGAAGCTAAATCTGCGTTTGCAGACGTAGAGAAGAAGCTGGAATTCCTGAAGCCTCGCCTTGGCGATGAATTGTATCAGGGGTATCTCACCAACCTGGCGGATATGAAACCGGAATACGTGAACTAACGAGATTGGGAGGGGAAACCCTCCCTCAAGGAGAAGAAATGCGACTGATTAATCGCAGTAAGCAATCCCCTTTAGCTCGCCAGGCATGTGATGCCGCTCTCGCGAAGCACGTCGAAACTTACGGTGAATTCGCCAGACAGAAAACCAAGACCACATACACCGTAGTGGTTGATGGAATAAAGGTAACAGTGGAAGTCGTTAACCGCCGGGCCAGCTACGTTGCGACAGCCATGAATGGTGCCCGCAGGCTGCGCAATCTGCCGGGACAATGCAACTGAGAGGTGCTATATGAATGAAACAACTTATACGAATCTTGATATCTTGATCACCAGTGAAGTTTTATCAAGATACAAAATTTCGCGGAGCACGCTGTACTTTTGGAGCACCCCTTCCAGAATGCCGGCATATTTTTCACATCCATTTCCGAAGCCGAAGATAAATGGAAGCCCGAAGCGCTGGAGACTTTCAGACCTCCTGGAGTGGGAAGAAAAAGTGGGCATCAAACCAGAGGATGACCAACCAGTTTCTCCAAATGATTCTGCCATACCGCAAGCCAATGGCGCTGATCATCAATGTAGTCATGCAGGTTATACCTCGCCATGACACCTGCCATATGATGGCCAAGCAGTTTCTCAACAACATGTGGCGGCGCACCTAATTCAGAAAGTCGCGTCGCCACTGTTCGTCGAAGATCATGGAGGGACCACGGCTTCATTCCTGTCTTGGAAATTATTTGGGCAGAAAATAACGCAACGTTAGGCTGAAGAGGCGGCCTGTCATCCTCTGGCCCCTTATAGCGTGACAACGTAACAACATGCTTTGACAATGATGTTTCTTTATGAGATTTCATCATCTTTACAACAGCATCCGGCAACGCTCTCCTGACAGATTTACCTGTCTTATAATCACTTGCTGGAATGGTCCATGTTTGATCCACAAAATCGAACCATTCCCACTTTGCCGTTCTTATTTCCGTACTCCTACAACCGGTCAAAATGAGAAATTTCATGATCAGTTGTTGTCGTTCTCTCATCTCTGGCAAAGCATTCCAGACAGTTTTGATCTCCTCGTCGCTCAATCTTCGGTCTTTAACTGCCGCGGTGAGCCCCACATCAGATCGCCTGAGACTCTCAATTGGGTTTAGGTTGATTATTCCTCTGTTAGAGCAGAAACGAAAAACACGCTGCATCAACCCTAACATTTGCCCTGTAACCACCCTTCTTCCCATACCGTCGAACAGGCTAAGCCAATGCGCCTTTGTGGTCTGATCTACGATCATATTCCCCAGCACAGGATTGATATGGTTGTTGAAGTCCCGGCGGTTCACGTGGATTTTTACCAGGCCTTCAGGAATGCAGTAATGCTTTTCCCAGTAATCAAAAGCTTCTTTTACGGTAATCGCATCAGCTCTTTTCTGTTTCTCCAGTACGGTCTGTCGTCTCGGATCGAACCCCTCTTTAAGCCAGATTCTGAACTGCTGTCTACGCTCTCGCGCCTGAGCTAATGATATGGTCGGATAATCGCCGATCGTCAATTGAGCCGCTTTTCCGTTCCATCTGTAGCGGTAAAAGAATGTTATACTGCCGGATGTAGACAATCTGACATTCAAGCCGTGAGCGTCTGAAATGACCTCGATTTTGTCTCTCTTTTTGCCAAGAGCTTTTCTCAGTTTTGTATCGGTTAGCAATGTGTACACTCCGGGAAAAGATATACACAATAGTGTACACATTTTGCGTAAATTGATAACCTTCAAATTAATGAGCGATATACAAAAATAAAGCACTTAGAGCAGGCAAGATTTTGATAATGGCGGAATTTTTCAAAAGACATAAAGCATGACAAACAAACTTAAAACGGATTCATATGCCCTACGATAG